TTCTAGGACCATCGTATTCTTTTGTCTCTCCTTGTTCATCAATGATTAAAACTGTAGGAAATCCTTTAATGTTATATTTCTCCAAATCACTTCCAGCTTGATTCATTTCAACTTTACGCATTCTAATAGGACCATTATAAGAAGTAACAAATTTATCCCATTCAGGAGTAAAACGCTTACAATGACCACAATTAGTCATATAATAATAAGTGCATGAAGAAGGATTTCCAAAGTTTTCTTTTTTGGAAGGAATATAAAAAATGATATAAAAAATGATAGCTAAAATAAGAATATAAAAGAGTTTGACCCATAACTTTGATTTTTTCCAATTTTTAAATATACCCAGACAATTAACTATAATTGCTACAATCAAAAGGGCAAAGAGTTTCATAAGGAAAGAAGAGTTCATAAATTTAGATGAATTCATTATAATATATAAAAATATTTTAATTCATAAAAATGTTAGTAGAAGTAGAAGTTTTATTATGGGAAATATTATTTTTTTCGCACCACTGGATACATTTATTAATATTATTTTTTTTAAATGTTTCTAATTTTTCATTTTTATTTTTACAGTGAATCATATTTAATGTAGAGGAGATATTTTCAATTTGTTGTTGTCCAAAAATAGCATTATATTCTTCTATTTTATTAATAAAAAATAAATCAAGTTGAAAATCAAATAAAGAAGAAATATATTCAATGGATTCTAATTTGGGATATTGATTAATAATACTTAATGATAAAGATTCTGAAACTCCCTTAAAATATTTACAAACAATATATTTTTCTGAATTAGCCAATCGACTAGTATTGGGTTTAACAATATAAACTTGTTTATAAACGGAACTCAATAAATATAAAATATCTAAAGTAGTCTTTGAAAATATATCAAATATTTTTAAAATAAAATGACCTTCTTTCTTTTGCATCATTAAAGCAAAAGAAACTTGAGCAAATAATAATTTAGTAGCTAATATTTCTTGTTGATTAAAATCAACTGAGAAATCAAACCCGCCATCAGCAGTAATAATATCCATAGAATTGTGATATTTTTCGTAACAAAATTTTAAATTTTCAATTTTTAATAAATCACCTGTTCCAGTAGCACCATATTCGATAGATACATTTTTATGTTTATTTAAAAAATGTTCTGATTTTTTCCAACCAGGAACATTTGGGTCCTCATTAATTAATGTCATACCTTTATAAGTATCATTTTCATTATTTCTCATATATGTAGTTGCTTCAATAAAACCACCAGGACCTTCAGCTAAATGAAATGTATTAATATTAGTGTGTTGATAATTGTCAAATATATTCAGAATATTAGAAATTTCAATCATTTTATAAAAAGATCTAGAAAGAGGTTTTAATTTACTAACAGATGTTTTGTTACCAGGGATGATTGTATGAATAAATTCAAATGGATTAGTATATTTTTTAATAAAATCCCAATTATCACTATTTTCATCGATTTGTTTTTTTACATTATTTAAATAACTATTTAATGTTACACTAATAGCTAGACTATTTTTTTTATTATGTGTAATATTAATGTCTTGTAGATTGTTATTAATTTCAGGTAATAAAAAATAACTCATAGATAAATATATTATAATTCAATATTTAGGTTGTTTTATAATATAAATTAAATTATTTACTTTTAGATGGTTCTTGGAGTTTTAATTTTTTCTTAAGTTTTTTTGCTGGCTTGGGTTTATCAGCTTTTTCTTGAGTTTCAGCTGCTTTTTGAGCTTCTTTAGATTCCAAGTTTTCCATTTCTTCTTGTAGTTTTGAACTACCTACTAATCCATTATAAACGCTTGTAATATCAACATTTCTAATTTTTTTGTAAATAAAGTAGTTATTGTAGAAAGATATTTGTTTCTCTTTTGGAGTCATTTTAAAAGCATCTCCATATTTATTTTTATTTTTAGGATTTCTTTTTATTTCTTCTTCCATTAATCCATATAATTGTTGAAAAGAACCTACACTGTCAGGAATACCAATTTCTTTACATTCTTCTTTGGTAAGTAAACCAAAACCATAATTTTCCATCAGTCTATTTAAATAATCAAAATTAACCAAATATTCTCTAATGGATTGGTTAATAGTTTCTTGAAATACATCAATAGAATAACCTAGAGAAGTTTCATTAGGTTCAAATGAAGTATGGTCGTATCCTTTAGTAATTTGTAAAAGTTTGGATTTGTCTTCCATGATAGATATACTTTCTCCCTGTTTTACTGCTCTAAGTGTATTAAATATAACACTTCCATCATAACATCCCCCTACGAAGTATCCACCAACTTTGGTGCATTCACTCACATTTCTGAGGAAATTATTAAGAGTTTTTTTATTTTCAAAGAAGTAGTGAATAGCAAATTGACAAGAACTAATATTAAAACCATCTACACCTTTTCCATATTGTTTATAAACACCTAATCCTAATTTATCTTTTTCTTTAGGTCCTTCTCCAAATATAGCACGGGTAATTTGTTTCGCTTGTTCCGTATATTGAGCTTCTCCATCTTTAATATTGAAACCACTATTACCTTGTATAAATAAACAAGCAGGCATAACCCTGAATTTTTTTCGATAGTTTAAATATCTAGCACATGCTCCTCTAATTCTGTTTTCAATGTTATCTTTACTAATATCAATACCAAATACAAATGATAATTTTGCGGCAATCCATTTTGGAAAGTCACCTCCCATACCAACAGCATAATCAATAAGAGTATTACCTTTTTGAGAAATAGATGTAATTAATAATTTTTTAACAAATAAATTATGAAAATCTCTCAATCCTTCTGTTTTACTGGTGCCTGATATTTTATTATAGTATACATCATCATCAGCTAATTCATCAGGAATATTTTCTCCAGTAGAAATCATTTTGTCAGTAATAGGATTATGAATAGAATGCCAATTACTATCAGCAACATGATAAGCATTACCATACATAGGAAATCCTTTTCTAAATTCTTCTGTTTTATCATATCTAACTCGGAGAGGCACCCATCTCCATTTGACTTCTTTGGTGAAATCATATTTAAATTCTACAATCATTCCATCAGTAAATATATCATCATCTTCTTCAGTCATTAAAACTTTATTATCTTGTTTATCTTTTTGTAACATAATATTACAAATACCTGCATTTACATCAGATGGATCGGATGGAAAGAATTGAAGAGGTTTATATGTATCTTCATTATCAATATCAGATACATTAGGAAGTTTATCTTGTATAACATCTCCACAAGGGTTAATATAACCATGTTTTTTCTCATCAAAACCGACTCTTAAAATTAAAGTTTTATATTGAGATAGTTGTTCATAGGCTTTGGTATTGGTGCCTTCTTGGAAAATATTGCCAATAAAATCATCACCATTCACATCTTTTTTGGTGGTTACTAAGAAATCAATGGTATTATATTCAGGTGGTTTCCATTTAAAAGAGTGTTCCCAAGTAACTTTTTTAATAGGAGCAGATTCTCCTTCCGTAGATCCTCCAACACCAAAAGTAGCTGGAGTAAATATTAGACCATCAATGTTATATTCAAATGTTTCCTTTTGTTGTAAAATAGTATCACAACATTGGAAAATGGATTGATTAATATTTTCTGCTTTGAATTTTTTATTTTCAATACGAATAGGGGAAAGACCACCATTTACAATTGAAACAGGATTAAGTTGCTCAATGACATTGACTAATACGGGAAGTCTATATTTATTTAAAACAACATCAGTTTCATCTTCTAAAGGAATGAATGGATTACTTCTAACATTTTTTTTGTTCATAATATAAATATCAAACGCAGCATATAGATTAATGAATTCACCTTTTTTATTATGTAAAATGTGTTCGCCATCTAAAATAGTTTCTTTTAAATCAACATTTTTAGTAATAGCCCCTGTAAATTGAATATTCATATTTGTATCAATAAGATAAATTTTTCCTGTTCTAGCAATATATAATAATTTACGACTACCGTCAGCCTTATCTGTAACCGTATAATTTTTACGGATATTAGGAATATTTGCATCTTCATTGATTGGGGCAATATGTCTAACTTGTAATGTAGTAGAACCAGGACCAGGAAAGAATTGTGGTTTCATTCTCATTCTTTCGTTATAGTCTTTACCATTGATTGTTTTCAAATATTCAATGCCTATATTTTGCATATCCATATAAGAAATAGGATAATTGGTGTTTTGAAGACCAGAGAGAACATATTTTATAGTTTTTCTGAGAGCGGAAGAGAGAGTTTGAGCATTTGGGAATTCAGTAGCAGCTCCGACCTTTCTATTTAAAACTTCTAATTCAATTTCATATTTTTCAGGATTATTAAATACATTGGAAGTTTCAATAGTATATTCAGGTTTTAAACGGAATCGTTTTTTTCCTCTAAATTCATACTCCTCTGTATTACTTTCTTTTACAATACTCATATCAATACGGATAGGTAATATAGAATGGGTAAATGAAATACGGTTAATATATCTAAAAGTTTTTTTATTGTTGGGCCATTCACTAATAATATTTTGTGCGAAAGATGTATGACTACCAATGGTTTTTTCTTTTTGAAGAGAAGCTCTTAAATTAAAATCATCAATATCCACTGGACGAATATTTTCATTTTTATCGTTTTTATAAAAGCTTTTTTGAGTAAATTGAGGAAATATGTTATCAGTTAAGTTATTAGAATTACAATAGGATTGAATATTACTCATACCATTTATTTCCACCCGTACATTTGATTCTCTAGTTTGACCAGTAGTTTTATCGATAAATTCCGAAGAAATTTTCAAACTATAAGAATCATAAATAGCTTCAAATCCTAATGATTTAAGTTTTCTAATAACATTATTAAATTCAATAAGAGTGATAGATTTAATTCGCTTTGTTCCGAAACGGATTTCTAATTCGGGTTCACCATCTTGTCTTGCGATACCATCTTGTAACTGTTCTAAATATTTTTGTATAATATTATCAAATAGCTGTTGTGAATTTAATTCTGACATGTATATATAATTTAACATATTATTTTAAATTATAATCAATTTTATATTAAATTATAAGATATTAAGAATTTTTTCATACATTTGTGGTTTTGTTAATTTATTACACTCAATATTTAATTTTTTACAAATAGATTTAAGTTCCTCTGATTTATAACTGGAAACGGCTTTTAATGGTTTATCTAAATTTTCCATTTTCCAAAAATGTTCTTTAAAATAATTAATTTTATCCATATTTATATATTGTTTTAAACCAAATTTATGTTCATTTTTTTCAATGACATAATAATCTTTATTTTCGTCTATTATAATTTCATAATATTTTTTGTTATCAATATAAAAAACATTTATTTGAAATAAGTGACATAAGGCTTTAATACAATTCATAGAAACTTGTTTTTTGTTAGCAAGTTCATCTTCAATATTATTTCTACTAATTTTAATTTTTTTAAAGATATCTTTATGATTTCGGAATTTTTCAATCCATTCGTATTTGATGTCTTTTTCTTTAGTAAAATAATTAGAAACTATGTCATAATGATGTTTACCAAATAATATAATATAAAAACACCAAAATAATTGGTCAAATTGTTCTGGATAAAAAATAGTAGTATCTTTAATAGTTATATTCTTTTTAATATTAGTTTTTATTTCTTGCTTATTAATAAAATAAGCAGGAAATTTACTTATATTTTTATTATTTAACATATAAGGTGTTAATTCGTTTATAAATTCAAGATTCTGCATTAGATTGTATTACCATATTGTCTTTATTATCTTTAAAAAATGTATTTGACAACATGTCTTTTTGTAGCTCTATTTCGGTTAGTTGTTTTTCCTGTTTTTTTACATAATCTAAATATTTTTCTATTTCCTCAATAACAATACTATTAATATTTGTTAAATTAATAAAGACTCCATTATTATTTTCGTTTAAAATACATGAAGAATCTTTATTTAATATTCGCAAAATTTCAACTTGATGAAATTTATCTAAAGCTTCTATTTTTTCCTTTAAAAAATTTAAATTACTAGCCATTTTATAATTTAAATTTTTCTTTTTAAATAATTTATTTTATAACTAATTTGGGTTTTTTCTTCATATCCTTTTTATATTTATCTGCCTTGGGTTCTACAATTTCTCCTATTACACTAACTTGGTCATCATTTAATTCAAATCTTTGACCAATAACTCTTATTGTAATTTCTTCATTTTCTTTGACTGTGCTAAAATAGGTATTATTATAATGATGATCCCGACTTAAATAAATTACTACAGGAGAAGGAGAATCATTTATTTCAGCTCTAATACCAGCTTGAGTTAAATTTTTAACCACACATTTAATTTTTTGTCCTTCCACTGGACAACATACTAAACATTCAAATACAACATCAAATACGATATTATTTGCCTCCACTAATCCGCTAGAATAAGATGTAATTTTTGTAGAATCTGGTTTTATAAACCCTTCAACACTACATTTACCTTCAATATCTTTTTTCATTTTATTTTCAAGTAGTTGCTTAAGATTTTGTCCTACATTTTGAAAAGGAACATGAACTTTTCTTGTCAATAAATTATTTGAATATACACCCTCCTCTTTATTTTTTCGAACAATAGTCTTTTTGACAGCTTCCATATCTAATATAATATAATAATATATCTTTAATTATAATTCAATTTTAATTTAAAAAGAAGCTTTTTCAATATTATTAATTATTGATTCTTGAGGAGTTAAAAACCATATTTTATTATTTTTTTTTATTTTGTTAAAAGACCTCAAAACTAATTCTTGGATTACACAAAATTCCTTTTTATTTCTACCTTTGGTGTTAGCATTGGTATATTTATTTTCTTGTAATATAGCATTTAAAAGTTTTATAGTTTCTGCTTTTCCTGCTTGATCGCATCTAGCACCTTTACTTCTTTTATCCTCCATATTTTTAACTTTAAATATATTATATTCATTTTTAAAATCGCCTATAAATCCTAGATATTGGTTCATATTAGTTAATTTAATAATTTTTTCTTTAATAGCTGGTGCTAAATCAACATAATCTTCTTGTTGACCCTTCAACCATTCGGTTTCAGATTTAACTAATAAAAATTGTTTATTCTCTTTGGGAAGGATAATACCTTCTATATCATTTATTTTTAAAATTTGATTATCAAAATAATTTTTAATAAGTTGTTCGAAGGAAGACAATGAAGGAGAGAAATACAAATAATCTAATATTGATTTTATATCATCGAAAACTAATAATTCTAAAATATTATTTAAAATAAATTCACTATAATCTTCTTTGTTAATATTAAAATTTGAAGTTAAATAATTTGTAGAAAATAAATAGGCTGCAAAAATATACCAACTATCTTCACCTCTTTCAATTTTATCAGTATTGGTTAAAGCAATATCATAATTAGTTTTTATTAATGAAATAATTGTATTTTTATTTGTTTGTTCCTCTACATCAAGCTTAATTTTAATTTTTGGTTGTTCTTTGGCAATTGGAATTATAATTTCTTGTCTTTTATAATCAATTGGATTTCTTCTATCAAAAACACTTATATTTTTATCATTTAATTCAACAGGTTGGAATAGATAATAATTTTCTATATTAACTAAATGACCAAGTCTATTAAATCTGTCACTAATAAATTCATTTTTGTCGTCTATTAAAATGGAAAGAGCGGCATTTATTTGTATTAAAGGATAATTTTTAAAAACATTTATTTCACTAATCAAGTTTTCTTTTTTATAAAAAAACCTGTTTTTAAATAATTCTCTTATTCTTTGAATAATTTTATCAGTATTCATAAATATAAATGCTTCATTATAAGTATCTAATTTAATATTTTCTTCTTTTATGTCCTTAAATGGTTTACATTTAAAATCACAAGTTTCCATGTAATCGCAAGAGACTGTATTTGGTTTATCGCCGATAGGAAATTGAATTACCATTTTATTTGATAATTGTTGAGGAACTATAGTATTCATATTTTCTTCGGTAAAGTTGGTTTGTTCGATATTCAAGATACAATCGACTGATGATTCTTTTAAAATTCGACTAACTTGACCAATTTGAATGGCTTTTAATTCAGCCAATCTATAAATATATAAATCGGCAGCTTCTTCTTCTGAATCTGAAAAAATTGTGCCATATAAAAATATTTCCACATTTCTTTGTTTAAATGGTAATTGTTTATGACTACATGTTCTAACAGCTCTTCCAATAATTTGTTCAATTAAACTTAAATTATACCAAGGTTCTAATATATGAACTTGTCTTAAGTTTTTGAAATCTATACCTTCAGATCCAGTCATAGAAATAATAACAACTTTAATTTTCTCTCCATTTTTATTATCTTCATCTGTTAAATTTTTAAGGTCAAATACTTTATCAGGAGATAATGCTTTTTCACCAGTAATCATAGTATAAGTCGCTTTTTTGAAATTTTCTGGATTAGTCATATTTTCTTTTGTTTGGTATGTAATAGCATCTATAGGGTTATGAGGTGGACTTTTAAAAAGGTTAGAAGCTTTGGTGCCAAAACGAGTAAAACCAAGTTCTTCTAAAGCCAAAGCCATAGGAATACAACCACCATCAATAAATTGACTATAAATCAATACAATACCGTCAGAATTTAATATATTATTGGTTATACTTTTAATTTTATTGCTATACTGTCCAATATTTTCAGGCGAGAAAATGCTTCCATAAGTAGTATTTTTATATTCAAAATTTTTTCTAGTAGGAGGATTGGTTGTTTCTGTATATTTCATAATTTTTTTAAGACCATCAGAACCTAATAATATTTTCGCATCTACTTTTGAATTATCATCAAAAGATTTATTGGGGTAAACCATATTTAAAGCTTGTAATGGTTTTTGTAACATAGTATATCCAAAGGCATCCATATTTTCAAAGGAAGGTAATCCTTGTTTGGTTTTTCCACTTTTTTCTTTGATTTGTTCAATTATATAGTCATAAACTTTTTGTTGATAACTACCTGCCATATTTACATAAACATCTACATGTTCTAAAGGTTGGACAATAGTTTTACCATTTAATTGTTTTCTAGGATATGGTAATTCTTTAAAAGTATTTTGAATTGAGAAAAGAGAAGGGAAAATACGGTAAGGGAATGTATAAGGATTTTCTCCTCTTACAAATGAAACATAACCATTAGCTTTGCGTTTAATTAGTTCTTCGCCGATTCTACTTCCATCAGCTCCAACTAATAAATTGCCTTGTTTATCAAAAACTTCTTTAAGTTCGATTTGAGACCTTCTGTCATTTAAATTCATAATATTTAATAACCAAATGATTTCTTTATAACTATTATACATAGGTGTGGCTGATAAAAATAATAATCGTAAATTATCGACATATTTTACAAGTTTAAAGAGTTCATTAGCAACTCGTTTGTCACTTTTGTCATCACTAATTCTGATATTATGAACTTCGTCAATAATAATTAATCTATTATTAAAGTTTTTTTTTAATTTAGAAATCATAATATTTTTATTATCATCATCAGTGTAAGAAATTTTTAATATAAAATTAGCAAATTCAGTATAACCTAGAAATAAATAGGAATTATTAATAATTCTTTTGACTTGTTTAATAACTTTTTCTTTGCTTAAACCTTTCATATTCATAGGATTAATTTCCTTTAAATATTTATTTCCCGTACATGCTCTTAAATTCCATAATCCATCGACTAATTTTAATTTTCTCTCATCAAAAAGTTGTAATTTAAAATTTTCTTGGACATTAGGAGATGCGACAACAATAATCCTTTGTGAAATCCCTAGTTGATTTAAATAAGTTCTCATTTCTTCAGCAACACTAATAGCACTACAAGTTTTACCTGTTCCTAAACCATGATATAACAATAAACTATTATAGGGAGTTTGGAAGCTTAAAAAGTTTTTAACAAAAATTTGATGAGGAACTAAATCAAAATCAGCATCACATAATTTTTTGGCTTGTTCTTCAATGTCATAAATTTTACCATCATATTTATTGTCATTAAATTCTTTTTTTTGGGCAATTTTAATATTTAACATAGGGTCATCTAAAGAGGGATATAAATTACCATATTTAGATTCATGTTTAGTAATATTATTAGAATTTAATAATTCTTTTTCATTTAAAAAAGAGTTGTAATTAGAATCGTCAATTAGTAATTTTATTTTATCAAAATTTTGTTTAAAAACCTCTTCTATATTATCTTCAGTCAACTTTTCTGGGACTAATTTTAACTTCTTTGGTTTTTTTGTTTTTTCCATAATACTTATATATTATTAATATAATCTATATTTGATTAAAACATTATTTATCTTATTTAAAATATTTATTTTTTCTAAATTATATGGTCTTATTTTATTTAAACATTCATTATAAGTTTGCCACTTCATATCTCCTACTTCAGTTTCTTGAAAAGGATGAGTAGTTTGTATAGTAGAATCAATATATCCTAAAAAATATTTATGTTTATATGATTTCATATTTGAACCAGTAAATATTTCTTCATAAGGAGATATATTTTGTATCAATTGAATATTACTTCTTACATATCCAGTTTCTTCTTCAAATTCTCTTAAAGCACAATTTAAATCTTTTTCTTGATAATTACGCCGACCTTTGGGAAACCCCCATTCCGTATCAATCCAATTATATTCACAATTAGCTAATAGTGTTTCTAAATTGTATTCATTTTTACTAGAAATACCATTTTTTAAAAGTTCATATTTTTCTCTAGATGTTTTTTCCTCGCCTCTGTATTGAATACCGACTTGATTACCCCATAAATAATTCCATAATTCTTCAAAATTGGAATGTTTAATTTTTTCTTTTTCTTCATTAGACATTTCATTAAAAATATTAATTAAATATTCGTAATTGAATACAGGATATTTTCCTCTCATAAATTCAACAAAACCGAGACTATGTTTTCTTTTGATCATTAAATATTGAATATTATTGTCATACATTCTAAAACAAATAAGACCAATACTGGTAATAGGATGTTTACAATTTTGAAATATATGTCCGTTTTTTCCACAGTTATTACAAAAATTAAATGATTTTTGACTCATTGTATCGCTATATGTTTATTTAATTATCTTTTTATATTGTTTAAATTTAATGACAGAAAAACTATTTGATCCGAATGTTTGGGGGCCACATTATTGGTTTTTTTTAATGACATTGGCAATTAATTATCCATTAAAAGCAAATGAGACGACCAAAAAAAAATACTATGATTTAATTTCTAATATACCTTTATTTATTCCTCATCCCCCAATAGGTAATAAGTTTAGTGAATTACTTGATAAATATCCTGTTTCTCCTTATTTAGATGGAAAAGATGCTTTTTTGAAATGGGTTCATTTTATTCATAACAAAATTAATTTATCAACGAATAAGGATGAGAAGACATTAACAGAGGCATTGGATGAATATTATGAATTATATAAACCAAAAGAGATAAGATTAAGAGAACAAATTAAATATAGAAAGAAATTAATTTTTATAGTAATAATAATCGGTCTTTTAGGAGGGGGGTATTATTTATATAAAAAATAATTCTCTAGGGAATATAAATGACTAATAAAAAAATATCAAAGACTAGAAGAATGAAAAAAAGAAGTAAATTAGGAGGAGAAGCATTGACATCAGGAGGATTTGGATGTATATTTAAACCTGCGTTAAAATGTAAAAACAGTAAAAAAAGAACTAATGGAGTGAGTAAAATGTCAATAGAAAAGTATGGCAAAGAGGAAATAACAGAAATACAGCAAATAAAAGATAGGTTGAAAAGTATAAAAAATTATGAAAAGTATTTTTTATTAGATACGGAATTGTGTCAACCAGATAAATTAACAGAAGATGATTTGAAAGGGTTTGATGAAAAATGTTATGCTCTAACGCGATTTAATGTAAATTCTAAAAATGTAAATAGTAAATTATCAAATTTAACGATTTTAAATATGGCTGATGCTGGAATAGATTTAAAAGATTGGTTATTATCAGATAAAATAATAACAAAAGAAAAAATATTTTTATTAAATGAAGTAATAATTAAATTATTAAAACAAGCAGTTAGACCTATGAATGAAAAAGGAGTTATACACAATGATTTAAAAGATTCGAATATAATGATAAATAAACAATTGGAAGCCAGAATTATAGATTGGGGATTATCTGCTGTGGTAAATAATAAAAAAATACCTAAAGAAATTTTGAATAGACCACTTCAGTTTAATACACCATTTTCATCAATGATAATTTCAAATGAATTTAAATTAAATTATGATATTTTTTTACAAAGAGTCAAAGATGGTATTATATTATTTAATAAGACAAATGTAAGAAACTATATTATTAATGAATATTTAATTAAATTAGCAAGATATTATGGATATTATGATGATAATGTAATTTTATTTAATATGATTTTCTCTCCATCGATAAGTGAAGAAACATATTTATCAGAAGTAAAAAGAAATGATTTAATAGAATATGGGTATTATTTGTATTATTTATCAAATTATATAACAGATATATTACTTAAATTTACAAATGATAAATATGAATTTGATTTAGAAGGTTATTTTTTACAATGTTATCTTTATAATTCGGATGTATTTGGGTTAATGACCACATATTATAGTTTTTTTCAAGTAAAATTAGAGGAAATTAAATTAGCAGAAGATATGAAGAAAATATTTTTAAATAGAATAAGAAGTATGTTAGTTGAAACAATATATTCAAATGGAGGAGAGAAATATGACATAAATAAAATTATTACTTATTTAAGGGAATTAAATAAATTAATAAATCAAGACAATAAATTTTCTTTTACAAAAATGAAACCGTTGCTCAGTAAAACAAGAAAATCACCAACAGGAGTGGAAGAAATGAAAAGTTTTTCAAAAAGTCGTAGTAGAACTAGTAGATCAAAATCTAAAAGAAAAAATAAAGATGAAGTGGATATTACACGAGTAATAACAGAAGTGACTTAAATAAAATATTTATAAAAAATAACCTTTATAAATATTATATGAAATTAGAATTTCTTATTTTAGCAATAACAGGGTTTTTCATAGCAAATACTTATTATGATGGAAATTACATAAAATTAATTCAAGGATGGCAAAAATATTTTAAAATGGCTGGATTTGCATTTGCGGGTTTAAGTATATATTTATTTTTAAAAAAGAATCCCTCACAATCTCATACAATTGTTCAACAAGCAGCAAATATTATTAGATCCATGCCATCAGCAAAATCGTCTTTAGATGTATTGACTCCTTTTACTGATTTTACTAATCAAACATCGTTTATGCCTGGTTCTCAAGAACAACACCAAGTTAATCGTATAATGGAATCGGGTAAAAAATCAACAAAGAGATGTGTGAGTGAAACAAAAAAGAAGTTTGTAGCAGCACAACAAGGATGGAAATGTGGAAGTTGTCAAAAACAATTACCTGCTTGGTTTGAAGTGGATCATAAAATTAGATTGGAACATGGTGGGTCTAATCATGTAGATAATTTAGTGGCTATGTGTAGGGATTGTCATGGTAGAAAAACAGCGATGGAAAACCTTTAATTTATTTCTAACGATTTATTAATGAGCACAGTAAAAGTTCCAAAACAAGAAAGCATCTCAGAACAAATATCAAAAAATACAGGTAACTCTGAACCAAAATATAATAACACTGGAAGCACTACTTTAGAAACAATAGGGTATTTATTTGGATTTATTTTTGAATTATTTAAATTTTTTGTAATAGGAGGAATAAGAACTTTTCCAACAGCATTTATTTTTATTTTAGGTTTTATAATTTACACTATATTGATTGGTTATTTATTTTTAAAAAATCCTTTGGATTGGATAAATGAAGATAATGGTGGAGGAGCAATTTTTTTGGCTTTATTTGGTGGATTTTTAATATTACTTACATTTTCTTTCTATGCTAGAAGGAAGAAATTATTTGAAAATGAAAAAGAAACTGGGACACTAAGTTTTTTTGGTAAATTATTTACTACAATAGGATTTTTAGGATTGATTATATTCATATCATATGTCCTTTTTAATTTTACTGCTTATTTTAGTGATTGGAGTAAATATATCTTTTTAATAATTAATTTATTAATTTTTATTGGAATAGTAGCAATTTTATTAAAATTTTTCGGTTATGATAAAGGTGAGCCTGAAGATAAAAAACCTAGTTTCTTTTCTTTAATAAAAAAGGTAATATTTTATTTTCCGTGTTTATTGTTGGATTTTGTGGATTATATGAAATATCAATATTCTATTACCACCAAACCCATTGTGTTATTATTAATAATTGAAATATTATTAATTGCGTTATATTTTATTTTACCTTGGTTGATTGAGAAGCTAATTTCTTATAATTCTTCTTTATTACAAGGTGATGCGATTAATTTAAATAATCAAGAAAATTTGGGAACATTTCAAGATGTAAATTTTACAAAAAATATAAATACAGGAAATAAAGAATTTTCATATAATTATGCTGTGTCATCATGGTTTTTTATAGATTCCTTTCCTCCTGAAACGAATTCAAGTTATAGTGAATATACATCTTTATTAAATATTGGAGATAAACCGAATATATTATTTAATGTGTTAAAAAATAAATTAAAAATAATGCTTAAGACTCAAGGAAGTAATGAAAAAATATTATATGAAACAAGTGATTTTAAAATGCAAAGATGGAATCATATAGTTATTAATTATGATGGATCAACTTTAGATATATTTATTAATAATGAGTTAGTATCTTCTAATCCAGGAATTATACCTTATAATCAAAATACAGTAATAACATCAGGAACTAATGAAGGAATAATGGGTGGAATATGTAATGTAAGGTATTTTAGAGATAGTTTATCAAGAGGAAAAATTAGTTGGTTATATAATTCGGTTAAAAATTTAAATCCACCAATATTTTAGAAAATTTCTAAATGTATAATATATTAGTATGGCTGTCAAAAACATTATAATTGGTGTTGTTGTAATTTTATTGATCATTGTTATTGTTAGATGGTTAATGGGAGATTCTTCCAAGCTATCTGGTCTTAATGATGCTAAAAAAGTAACCAAAATCTCGGCAGATGATTTAGAACAATCTAATGCTTCTAATTTTGCCTATAGTGTCTGGTTTTATATTGATGACTGGAGTTATAGATATGGTGAGCCTAAAATAGTTTTAGGAAGATTGGACGCAGATTTAAAACCTTCTCCTTCGATTGTTTTAGGAGCAATTGAAAATAATATTAAAATAGAAACTACTGTTTATGCTTCTGCCCAATCTAAATCAGGTTCTACCCATACATGTAATGTAGCTAATGTTCCTATTCAAAGATGGGTCAACCTTATTGTAAGTTTATATGGTAGAACATTAGATGTATATATTGATGGTAAATTAGTTAGAACATGTGTTTTACCTGGAGTAGCCAAGATTGCGAACAATGCTCCTGTTTATGTTACTCCTTTAGGTGGATTTTCTGGTTATACATCAAATATTCATTATTATGGTGATGCTGTAAATCCTCAACAAGCATATAATATTTATAGAGCTGGTTATGGTGGCAGTGGTATTGGTGGATTTCCATATGAAATTCAAGTATCTTATTTAAAGGATGGAGAGGAACAAGGGAGCTTTACAATTTAAATTTCATATCTAAATTTCTTATGTATAATATATAGATATGTCAGATACAGGAAATATTTCTTCCGGAGCTGGAGCATTTGATTCATTTAAAACAGATAAAACACTAACAGGCACGAAAGATTTTTTAGAATCTAATAGTTTAGTAGCAAAAATAGCTTTTTTATTATTAGTTGTTGTTGTTTTTGTAATAGGTGTTAGATTCGCATCACAATTTTTAGCCTGGTTATTCTCTTTTAATGGTTCCCCATATTTATTTAGCGGAATGGTTGATGCTAAAACTATGCAAATTATTCCACAAGACCCTAGCACTAATGGTTCTGTTACTTTATTAAGGTCAGATAATCAAAATAATGGTATAGAATTTACTTACTCTGTATGGATGTTTATTGATGATTTAGTTTATCAACAAGGACAATTTAGACATGTTTTCCACAAAGGTAATGATAATATTAATTATACTAATCCTCCTATTGGCATGAATTTCCCTAACAATGCCCCTGGATTATATATTGCTCCCAATACTAATGCTTTAGTAGTTGTTATGAATACTTTTAACAATATTACTGAAAAACTTGTTGTTGATGATATCCCAATTAATAAATGGATTTGTGTTCAAATCAAAGTTGTAAATCATCAACTTGATGTTTATATTAATGGTAAATTAGCAAAGAGATTAATTATGAAAGGTGTTCCCCGACAAAACTTTGGGGATGTTTATGTAGCAATGAACGGTGGATTCTCTGGATACTTATCAGATTTAAGATATTATAATTATGCTTTAGGAACAGCACAAATACAAAGAATTGTTGATTCAGGACCAAATATGCAAATGACTGGTTCAACTATGACTGAAAGTAAACCTCGATATTTATCTTTAAGATGGTTCTTTGCTGGTAATAGAGACTCCTATAATCCTTAATTTAGTTTTATAATAACAATTA